GGAAGACTTAACTCTCCCCATTAGCTCATATTACTTCTTGCTTCCTCAAGAAGACTAGATGAGGATGCATCTTGGCTACACATCAACCAATTGCCTTGTCTTTATGGGGTTTTTACTAGGAAGGGGTTTGTCCTGAAGACTTGATAGTGTTTCTTGCTAAAAATCAAATGTTGGTCAGAAGCATAGTTCTTGGGAGGGCAAGAAGCTTCTTAGTCATTGTCTTCTTCTGCCTGTATCAAGACAATAATAAAGCTGCAGAGGCAAGAAGCTTCTACAGCTTTATTTGTATTACCTTGGAAGTAACTTGATACGCTGGGAACGTCCTTCTGAAGGAAGTGTGATTTTCTTGACCTTATGTCCTTCTACCAGCTGTTTCAGCTTATTGCGGTAGGGGTGACCAAGAAGCGTTATAACTTCATCTTGGGTCAGGCCATTGGGCCGTAATGCCATGGCTACAACTGTGTGTGCGTGGCTTCCAGCATAGGCAAGGTTAGCTGCTTCCTTGTAATGCTTCATTGTGGGGCGTCTGCCGGTCTTGGCTGTCCACTTGTACATACGCTTTACTCCTTTGGTTTTAAGTGGGTAGTAAAAACCAATTTTGTGCTGATGTTTGAAATGCGTCTGCCCGCTGTCTGACATAAGTCCATAGTTTGTGTGGAAGGAAGCTTCTGGCTTTAGCAAGATGCATCTTGTAGATGAGCCATTAAGTGAGATGAGCCTGCCACGGTCAGATGAGTCTAGAGTTTTCAACTCTTCTTAGTAAAAACCTTCTTCTTACAATTTAAGTTATTTTTCTTCTTCGTGTGGCATTTCTACCACAGTGACGAAGAAGGGACAGTTGTTGCCAAGAAGCAACAGTTGCTGAATTGCCACAGTGATCAGGAAGGGACAGTTGTTGCTAAGAAGCAACAGAGTTGCAGAAATGAGACAGTGCAAAAAAGCAACAAAAAACCCGCTAGCCGGTGAAAGCTAGCGGGTTTGGGTTTAGGCTTCAGTGTTGGCGGTATCAGCGCCCATGTCATGCTCACCGCCAGTGTGGCTAGTGGTGGGCTCAACCGTTTCAGGCACTTTAACAACCTTAGGCTTGCGCGGCGTACCAGTAGCCTTTTTGACTGCCGGTGACTTGCCCTTGCCCTTGGGCTTTGCCTCACTGGTAGCCTTGCCAGCGGCTTCAAGGGCCGCCGCCTTGGCTGTATTGGTTTCAACCCGCTTCAAACCTTTTGGGGTTAAAACCAGTTTGTAAACCTGATGGCCATTGCGTGACCCGCCATCAGGCAACCGCTTGACAAATGCGTCAGCAATCAGGCCGCGCATTTTGTTCAACTGCGGTGCACCGCAGGCAATGACAATTTCACTGCCCGTCACACCGTCAGGCCGTAACGCCATTGCACCTGCAAGGCATTGCTTGCCATGCCGTGCGCCTAGCTTGTGATACTGGTCAAGTTGCTCAGTGGTTGGCTTTGCCCCCAGCAACTTGACTTGCCAGTTTTTGAAAAACACGGCGTAGGCGGCCAGCACTTCATTTTGGTTGGTCATTTTGATATTACCTTTTTCAACGGGCTAACCCCGCGCACACTACGTGCCCGGTGAAAGCTAGCCCTATTCAATTGTCAAACAGCCCATTGCCCAAGGCCCGGTCAAACCCGCATTGGCAACATGCTTTATATGGGCTTTTGGGTGATCAAAAACAATTGAAACAACAGCAAATCGATGTTTTATTTGATCACGTTTTATTTCAATCAAACCAGTTTTGTTTCAGTCACGTGATTATGCAAAAACGCTGCAGCCCTCAAAGCCTCACACAAGCCTGCTGATAGGCTCAAGCCTCACGGCTACCTTGCTACCAAAAGCCAGAAATAACGCATGGGTGGCCTTATATGAGGCTGTGCTTTGCAGGTCACAGCTGTTGCTTCTAAGCCACAGTTCTAACTCCTGCGGTTGTCCCTTTCCAGTCACTGTCTTATCCTAGTCACAGCTGTCCTCAAGAAGTCACAGTGATCAGGAAGGGACAGTTGTTGCCAAGAAGCAACAGTTGCTTCTAAGCCACAGTGTTGCATCTAGGGGACAGGCCGAGGAGGGGGAGTTGCCGAAGAGGGACAGTCTAATAATTTTCCTGAGATTAGGAAATGGTAGGGGGTGGTCAGGCTATGGCTATATCCTCCTCCTATCTTGCTAAGCATTGTTTAAGCTACTTCTTCAAGAAGTAAGAAATAGCTATATCCTCCCTATAGCCCGCTAATCATTGTTTAAGCTACTTCTTCAAGAAGCTAGAAACCTGATAAGCCACACTCTGATCAACGTAGCTGCATGTGGTGAGTGCAACATTTCCCAACGCTTTTGCCCCGTAATGCTCAGATAGCAAGCACCACTCTTCATATGATGGGGGCCTTCAATCATACTGTAATTTGATGGGCTGATGTATCCGGCAAAGGAAGGAGCATGGTTGCCCAGTTCTTCAGGAAATGACGCAATGATGCTGGCATACTCAAGAGCTGCTTCTTCAAACTCAATACCTGTTACTTCCATGGAAGCCATTTCCTGCAAGTTGTTGACAGCCCATACCTTGAGAAATACTTTGTAATATGGGCCATTCAGAAGCCTCACACGTCTTTCAGCCAGTTCTGACAACCCAAGGGTGTTTTGTTGATGGTAGTAAGCTTGGCTGCTTTGCAGACCAAAGAAGTACTCCATGTGTTTCCACATGATTGATGGGTGTATTGAGTATTCATACAAGATGGCTCTGAACCTGCTATGAGCCATTTCATATTCTTCTCTGGTAACCATTGGTGTTGAACTCCTGCTTGGGTTGGATAAAACTTATTTTGCTACTTCTTCAAAAAGTGGCCCATGTAATGTCTCATAGGCTTTTAGTACTGTGTAGAAATGCGGCCCGGCTGTCAGATGCATCTTACGCAGCTGGTCTGCATTCAGCATATCAACTGTAACTGTCAGGTGGGGATTCCAATTCTTGAAACCAATGTATTGGAAATATGCAGTTGAAAGCTTTTTACTCATTTTTGGTGTAAGGTAATCTATTCTGTAGACCTTCCTGAGATAAGTTTGAAAGTTTTCAAATGACAGATATGGGGATGATTCTGTCATTTTGATGCTGTCTCAGGAAGCTCATATTTATTCAACAATAACCAAGCCCTGATGATGGTGCGGTAATGCGGGCCAAGAAGCAGCCTGATCCTGCGCTCTTGTTCAACGGTCAGAAGGTTTTCAGTTATTTCATTGGAAATAATTTCTGTACCGTCAAAACCAACAAACCTGTGAAACTTTGGATAGCAGCTATAGAAATGCGTCTGATCCCTAAATCGGTCAAAAGCTGTTTCAAGTTCATTTATGGTCAGCATGTTACTTCCTCCTTAGGGTTTAAGGAAGCAATAATAGCTGCCCTGACCAATGCAGGGGCATGCGGTGAGTGTAGCCAGCGCCAGCGACATTCCCCAACTTTGCTTAACTCAATGACTGGTATTCCTCTAACGAGGAAAGCATCAAGGTCAAGGTACCTGTGATAGGCGGGTGCCTGCCCCCATAAAGGATGTTCAAATTTCCTGATAATGGTCCAGTATGCTGTTCTGGATCGTTCATACTCAAAGGCAGTTATTTGCATGTTATTTTCGTTATCTTTCAAGTTTTCGCATACGTTTTACTTTCTTGATGTAGCTCTTTGAGAGCCTGAGGCGCAAGTTTGGGTTGGTTAATTCGGCTGCCCGTAAGTAGGCATAGTAATTGGGGCCAGCTAGTATTCTTATACGTCTGTTTGACTCCTCAATGCCGTTACTTTCTATAAAAATGTGGAAATCCCTATACCAATGCACGGAATTGCCTGTGATATTGGTATTTCTTAAATAGAATTTGGTAAAGTTTTCTAAGGCTTCACGGCGTAAGTTTCCTAATATTCCCAACATCATGGTATTAATCCTAACCTATCCTTGATCACTAAATAGAGAATGTAGCAACCATGCAGTGGTAATTTGATGGCTGTTTTGATGCGGCATGTCAGGCGCTGCTGATATAATTTATGTGCTTTGAGTACTGTTTCCCCATGTGGGCCATTGATACTTGTAATTTTTGTGGTGATGTTTTGCCGGTACTCTGCATTTTCTAAAGATTTGGAACTAAGAATGTAATGGCCCATAAGTGCGGAAAATGCAAATATAGAAAGCCATGAACCTTCTTCATATTTAAGAATTTTACATAATTTCTGATAAGCAAGTTCTAGGTCATTGCCAGTAATCTCACCCATAATGGCCCCTTGATCACATTTGTTTCAGCAAATAGCATAACCTGACCTTGTTGATTGACAAGGAAGTAACGGTACATCTTTCAAAAGAAAGGGATACGTTAATGAAACACTCAGCAAAACATCCTGGATTTAAGTCCGTTGCGAGTAAGATATCTAAAAAGGAAGGAGTTTCACCCAAGGCTGCAGGTGCCATTCTTGCGGCCAGTACCCGTGGGGCTTCCAAAGCCGCTCACAAATCGAATCCACGGCTTAACAGGGTTAAAAAGTAGATATCAAACATCACTACTTGGTATCAAACTCCTTGATCTTGACTTTTTCAAGGAAAAACCTGATCTTGCCTTCAGTGTATTCAGGACAAGTTGAGGTTATGATGCCAAGTAGTGATTTTGTCTTGGGGTCGGTCAAATGGTTTAATCCGGCTAAAGGCTATGGTTTTATAATTTGTGATGGGAAAGATGTTTTCATTCACAGTAAGCGGTTGAGAGAGTCAGGGTTTAGCACTTCACAGGAATCTGGTTTTTCAGTTTTAGATCCCGGTGACAGGCTGAAGTTTAAAATTGAAGAAGGCCCGAAAGGTGCGTTTGCTGTAGAAATCTCAAAGGTGCCATAATGGCCTCACCCGGCTTGAATGAGATCACAACCACAACTGCAAGGAACCGAACAATGAAATTTACCAAAGGTGCCCAGAATCCAAAAGCATCGGAGAAGGCCGTAGCTGTGACTGGCACGCATGTGCCTGAGAAAGATTTCTCAACCAAGGCTAAAACCAAAGCAGCTGACGGATCAGGTAAACCAGAAAAGGGCAGTCTTGCCACAGGCAGCAAACTTCCGACTGAAGGTGCCAGTAGCAGCCCGGTGCCTGAGAAGGTAACTGAGCCAAAGAAAGTGTGGGAAGGTTCAACTGAAGATTGGAGCAAGGATTACAAAGAAGCCAAACGCAAGGGCATTTCAACTGAGCAATGGGAAGATTCTGCCGGTGATAGAATTTCTGATGCTGCCGGTGAGAAAAAGTTCCGTGATGATGATTCCGATAAGGTGCAACATGCCCCAGAATATAAAAAAGGTGTCAGTGCCTTCGCCAACTCACCTAAGACATCTCATGGCTTTGGCCACCCAGCCAGCGCACGGGACGGTCATTTGCGTAACAGCGGTCATAGTTCTGCTCACCGCCTTGGAAAGAAAAAGTAAGCTTAATTGTAACTCACAAGGAGAGTAATAAAATGCTTGCCACCGTACTGCTAGGGTTTCTCAATGTGTGTCTTTATTGTGCTGTCATCATCTTGGTGGCTTTTATTTTTGTGTGGGCGTGGGAAACTTTCATTGGGCCTATCAATGGTAATGTTTTCAAGTGGGGAAAGATTGTTGTTGGTTTGTTGTGCATCATTGTTCTTGTCTCGTGGCTTCTCAGCGTTATTGGAGGTGGGCCAGTTGTGGCCCCTCATTTTCTCGGGCGATGGTAATCCAAGCAGCGTAGCGTTGCCGCCGTTGCCTAAACAAGTTACACCAAATATTTGTAAGGGATGTTAACGTGAAGAAAAAGGTACGCATAGCGCCAACTAATCCTTACTACACAACTGAGCCAGCGGTCTCCCGCAAAATGATTGCGGGGGCTACCCAGTCACAGAATGCATCGCTTGGAAATAAGGTCCCGAAAATAGTTGATGCTCACCCCGGCAGGTTGTCAGGTATTGCCAACTTTGCTGATAAGAAAAGACCATCAGCAAAGCCAATGTCAGGCATGAGTGTAAAAACACCGGGGGCCAAGGCCCCACCTGTTAGTACCCATCTTAAGGCAAGCGGCCATCCCCAAGCCCATATGCTAGGGGGCGGTTCTAAACCCCTCAAATCAGTCAAGCTGAAGATTTAAGGGATGGCTAAGTCGATATTTAGGATACCGTGCCCGAATTTATTTTCTAAAAGACCGGGCTGGGAAAAGGGCCGCAAGGTTACCAATCAGAAGCGTTTGCGGGCTTTGCGTGACTTTGCTATTCCAGAAGGTGCTGTGCTTAACCCCTATGGCAAGCTTGGTGACTGCCAGCGCGCACGTTACCGGGCCACTTGGTTTGGGCGTACCCCTAAAATTGCATACAGAGGAAAAGCCATGAAACGGAAAAGGGTGCAGCTTATTGAAAAGAAAAAGGTTGCGCTGGAGGCTCACGAGCTTCAGAAGATGGCCCGTGAGAATGCAACCATGGCTATGGAAACACTTATTGAAATTTCCAAGAACCAGCGTGCACCTGAAACAAATCGTATCATGGCATCATCAGTCATCCTTGACCGTGCTTACGGCAAGGCAAATCAAACCAGTATTACCGCGCGAGTGACAGATGGTAAAACGAGCGATATTGATTCCACAGAGCTTGACACCAGAATTGGACGTGCTCTCAAAAGAGTTGAGGAACTTACAACACGAGCGCCTAAAGCGGGAAAGAGCGAAAAACAACCTACTGATTTACGCAAGCTTAATTAGTATTCCAAGTGGCCCGCTACGTGATGATAATGAAGACGAAATTGAAGAATTCAAATCACGTAAGCATCTGTTTGGTGCCCATCATTTGCTGTGGCTTGATGCTTTACAACAGGTTGAAGATGGGAAGATAAAGCGTCTTCTTGGGATGATGCCGCCCGGCGCGGGTAAATCGGTCTACACATCGGTTGTGTTCCCCACTCATTTCATGGGGCGCTTCAAGAATACATCTATCATCGTGGCCAGCTATGGTAGTGAGTTGCCACGCAAGTTTGGCCGCCGCGCTCGCAGCATTACACATCAACCTATTTATAATCGTATCTTTGGTACTCAGCTTTCTGATGACAGCAAGGCAGCTGATGAATGGGCACTCACCAACGGCAGTGAGTGGATGGCTGCTGGTATCTTGACAGGTATCACTGGTAACCGTGCCGATGGTGTGATTTGGGACGATTTGATCAAGGGACGTGAACAAGCAGATTCACCTGTTGTGAGAAACAAAACATGGGAAGCATACGTTGATGACTTACTCACCCGGAAAAAACCAAAAGCATTTGAGATTGGTATCACAACAAGATGGCATGAGGACGATGTCGCTGGAAGAATACTTCCAGAAAACTACAATGGAGAATCTGGGTTTATTCAATGTCGTGATGGCAATGAATGGTATGTGGTTTGTTTGCCTGCTGAGTGTGAGCGTGAGGATGATGTTCTTGGACGGCAAGTAGGTGATATTCTTTGGCCTGAGTGGTTCACCAAGGAAATGTTTGCGCCGTTCAAGCGTAACCCTCGAACATGGTCATCACTTTACCAGCAGCGTCCAGCTCCTGATTCTGGTGTGTTGTTTAAAGGTGAGTGGCTGAAAACCTATGAGCAGGATGATCAAACTGGTTTGCCTATGGGTTTTGAGCCGGGTGACATGAATATTTACGGAGCCAGTGATTACGCGGTCACTGCCGGTAAGGAAAACTACACGGTCCATATTGTGGTTGGTCTTGATGCTAAACAGAATATTTATATTCTTGATTTGTGGCGTAGACAAACAACCTCAGATATTTGGGTTGAGACTTTTTGTGATTTAGTCAAGAAGTGGAAACCACTTGGTTGGGCTGAAGAAACAGGTCAGATTAATTCAGCTGTTGGGCCTTTTCTTATAAAGCGCATGCGTGAGCGGCAGGCTTTTGTTTCCCGTGCACAGTTTCCTTCAACCAAATCCAAGGCCATGCGTGCGCAGAGCATCATTGGCCGTATGGCACAAAGTGGGTTGTGGTGTCCTTTTGGGGCGCATTGGTTTTCAGAATTCAGGAAGGAACTGTTGTTGTTTGATGCTGGTAAATTTGACGATCAGGTAGACGCATTGAGTCTTATTGGGCAGGTTCTAGATAAAATGATTCCTGCGGCTGAATCGTCAACTGAGAGGCCTGAAGAAAAAGTGTTTTCAACCAATCCTGGTCAGTGTACTGTCACTCTTGAAGATATGTTTGAAGCCAATGAGCAGCGCCGTGGGCGCTCTGGCATCCAGAGGATTAATTGATGGACGTGGAGCTTGATCCACTGGCTGGCCCAGAAGGCGGTGCTAAATCTCACCGGCTTGCTTCATTCTGGTGTGATCAGATTGAAAAGATGGGGAAGGATAAGGGCTATCAGCAATTCATTAAGCGTGGTCATAAGATTGAAGCCCGATACCGTGACGAGCGGAATAAGTCTGATGAAGATAGCCGCCGCAAGTACAGTTCTCTTTGGTCAAACGTAGAAATTCTTAAACCTGCCATTTATGGCAAAGCCCCAATTCCTCTTGCTGAGCGTAAGTTTGGGGATAAGGACCCCATTGCTCGTGGTGCTGCTCAAATACTTGAGCGTGCCTTGCGTAATGAGATTGAAATTTGCGGTTTTAACGATTCATTGTGTCAGGCTGTCAGTGATTATTTGCTGCCGGGCCGTGGCGTGGTGTGGATTAGATATGAGCCTGAGTTTGCTTCTGGTGTTTCTCTGCCACCAGAAGATAGCATTGATATGAAGGATAATAATGGGTCGCTTGACGGTGATGATAAGTCTGATGATGAAGACCCAGATCAGAACCAAAATCCTGATGAGGCCCCGGCTGAAGTCAAGCTTGAACAGACTGGTGATCAAATTGTACGTGAATCTACCCCGGTTGATTATATCAGTTGGGAAGACTTTCTTATATTTCCATGTAATGCCCGCACATGGGCTGAAGTAGTTGCCGTAGGCAAGCGTGTCTATTTGTCCTATGAGCAAATGAAAGAACGCTTTGGCAAGGATATTGCCAAGGACATACCACTTCAGAAAGACGAGCGGCAGAAAGACCGTTACGAAAATTCAAATCCTGAGAATGAAGTCAAGGGTGAGATTTTTGAGATTTGGTCAAAGCAGGATAAGACCGTTTATTGGGTGGCTGAGGACTATGACTTCCTTTTAGACCGCAAGGATGATCCACTTAACCTTGAGTCGTTCTTTCCAGTGCCGCGCCCCATTATTGCTAATCAGACCAATGGCACATTGTTGCCGGTAGCTGATTATATTGAGTATCAGGATCAGGCTGCACAGATTGACGAGCTAAGCCAGCGCATTGCTATGTTGACGAAAGCTTGCAAAGTGGCTGGTGTTTATAATGGTGCAGCCAAAGGCATCCAGCGCCTGCTTAATGAGTCGGTGGAGAACGAACTTATACCGGTTGACGATTGGGCAGCCTTTGCTGAAAAGGGTGGTGTATCAGGTAGCATTTCCTTCCTTCCACTGAAGGAAATTATTGGCGTTCTTAATGAATTGATGATGTTAAAGGGTAAACAGATTGAGGAAATGGACCGGCTGACCGGTATTAATGATTTGATGCGGGGGACCACTGATGCACGTGAGACGTTGGGCGGCCAGCGCCTTAAATCAAATTACACTGGCACACGCCTTACGGCACGTCAGAATGAAGTGGCAAGATTTGCGAGGGACACTGTTAGGATTATGGCTGATATTATGTCTCAGCATTTCTCTCCTAAATCACTTGTCGAGGTTTCTGGTGCGATGTTTGAAGAGGGCTTAGGTGTTGACCAAGATGACATGCAGGCACTTCAGGCTCAACAGCCCCCGCAGCAGCAGCTACCAGCCCCGCAAGCCCCTCCACAGGGGGGTGCCCCTATGATGGGTCAGTCGCATCCAATGGGTCAACCAGCTCCAATGGGCATGGGTGCAGTATCTGGAGTACCCGGTATGGGTACTCAGCCTTCTCAACCGCCTCAGGGCGGCAATGTGGTGCCTTTTCCGAGTCCTCAAGGTGGTGGTGCTGTGAATCCTACCCCCGGAGCTGGGCCAAGCATGGGCATGCCCGGCTTGCCTGTATCAGCCCCACCTGTAGCACCCGGTTTGCCAGCGCCCCCACCCCCTGATCCAATGCAAATGGCCATTCAGCAAGCCATACAGCGCATTGACGCGGCTATAGGTTTGCTTCGCAATGAACGCCTTCGTGGCTTTAGAGTGGATATTGAGGTAGATTCTACAATCTACGGTGACGCAGCCCAAGAAAAGGGTGATCGAACTGAATTTATCTCGGAAGTTACCAAATATCTTCAAACTTCTATGGCCATGTCGGCGCAAGTTCCAGAAATTACTCCTCTTTTGGGTAAATTGTTGCAATTTGGTGTGCGTGGCTTCAGGGTTGGCCGTGATCTTGAGTCTTCAATTGAAGAATTTTGCGATTCGGCAGTCAAAATTGCTAAACAGAAGCAGATTGATGCCCAGAACAAGCCAAACCCAGAGCAAATCAAGGCTAACGCACAAGCACAGCAGGCCCAAGCCACTGCACATGCGGCCGATGTTCGTGCACAGGCTGATCAAGTCAAATCACAGTCTGATATTCAGGGTGCACAGATAGAAGCACAGTCACAATCACAGCAAGCACAGGCTGAAGTGGTTAGACAGCAATCTGAAGATGCTGCTCAACAGGCTAATAACCAAGCCAATATAATGATCAAGCAAATGGAAGTAAGGATGCGTGAAATGGAAATGCAAATTGAACAAATGCGCATGGCCAATGACAGAAGTAAGGTTCAGCTTGAAGCAACTAACCCAGCCAGCATGATCGGGTAACCCAGCCAGCATGATCGGGGGCGCAGCATAATGATTAATTTAAG